CCTGAAGTTTCAGTAGCTACTTAGTAAAAAGCTACATCGTTGGAAAAATTCCACTCCGCACTGTAGGACTTCTTGCACTCTACTCAAAACTAGTATATAAAAAACTCACTATACAATTTAATTAGAACATAGACGCGTATAGTCGACGGCCTAGAGACTATGTTCGGAAACTAGGAGGATAATAATATGGCAAATACTACATTTTCAGGACCAGTAACTTCATTAAATGGTTTTATTGGTGGACCTAACCCAAATGCAGGTGACACTCAACAAGGTGGAACTAACACTTGGTCTGTTACTGATGCAAACACTGTTACTAATGGAACTGATTCATTAGAAGCAGCTAGCAACAAAGGTGTAATGATTTTTGTTGACAATGGTGCAGCAGGCGCAGCAGTATATGCTTTTTCAGATGGAACAAACTGGAAAAGATGTGACACGCTTGGAAATATCGCGTCATCATAATAAATAATTAGTGTGGACCTTCGGGTCCACATAAAATTTTAAGGAGAAAACAATATGTCATCAGACCAAAAATTTACAACACTTACAGCTGACGGACAGGTAAAAACTGCTTCAGGAGGATCTACTAATATTGGTCCTGCTAGAGTTACGTACATTCAAGCTACAGGTATTACAAATATAAAACTTTATGATGCAGCAACAGCATCTGGAGCTATTGTATTTGAATCTACTTTTGGAAGCGAAGGATTAGATATGTATATACCTGGAAACGGAATTAGATTTCAAAATACTATCTATGCAGATGTAACTGGATCAGGATCTGTTACTATCGGATATACTGGCTAGGAGGCTAAATGGCTAACACTACCTCTGGAACTACAATTTTTGAAAAAGGTTTTTCTATTGCAGACATTGTAGAAGAGTCTTATGAAAGAATTGGAATATCTGGCGTTTCAGGTTACCAATTAAAAAGTGCAAGACGTTCTTTAAATATAATGTTTCAAGAATGGTCTAATAGAGGTTTGCATTATTGGGAAGTTGCAAACAATTCAATTACATTAGTTAATAATCAAGCAACGTATACTATGTTCAGATCTACATCTGATGGTACATCTAGTGCAACAGCAGTCTATGGTGTAGATGATATTTTAGAAGCAAGTTTTAGAAATTCAGATAATGTTGATACACCTCTTACAAAAATAAATAGATCAACTTATCAAGCATTATCAAATAAAACTTCAACAGGTCAACCCACACAATATTTTGTACAAAGATTTATTGATAAGATAACTGTTACTTTATATTTAACTCCAGGAACTGATCAAGCAGGTAAATTTTTTAATTACTACTATGTAAAAAGAATCCAAGATGCCGGAGACTATACTAATGATGCAGATGTACCTTATAGATTTGTACCTTGTATGGTAGCTGGACTTGCATACTATTTAGCAGTTAAATATTCACCAGAAAAAATTCAATCATTAAAAATGTTATATGAAGATGAATTACAAAGAGCTTTACAAGAAGATGGCTCTTCTGTTAGTTCTTTCATAACACCTAAAACTTATTATCCGAGTATCTAATGGCAAAATTATCTAGAGGAAAATATGCACAAGCAATATCCGATAGATCAGGTATGGCATTTCCTTATAATGAAATGGTAACTGAATGGGATGGAAGTTTTGTACACAATTCAGAATTTGAAGGTAAACAACCACAGATTCAACCTTCAAGATTTACAGGTGATCCACAAGGTTTAGCAAATGCAAGACCTGCAAGAGTTGAACCTGCTACAGAAAATTTATTACCAGGAAATCCTTTGAGTTTAAGTTCTGGTTCTTCTACAGTAACTGTAACAGAACCATCACACAGAAGAACAACAAATGATACGGTTGTTTTTAGAAATGTAAATGGAAGCCCCGGAGGCCTGGTGTATTCTTTATTTGAAAATGGCTCAGGATTTAGTATAACAGTTATTGATACAAATAGTTACAGTTTTAACTGCGGAAGTAATGCAATTGTAACAGAAAAATCAGGAGGAATGTTTGTAACTGCAGGACCAGTTACTCTAACACCATAATGGCTTACACTTTAGTAAATTTACAAGATGATATTAGAAACTATACAGAAGTAGATGACTCTGTATTATCAAATACTATTCTAACAACAATTATTAAAAATGCTGAAAACAGAATTTACAGAGATGCAGATTCTGATGACAATAGATTTTATGCTACATCAAACTTAGCATCTGGAAGCAGATACGTTACTATACCATCTGATTTAAGATTTATTAGATATGTTCAATTAACAGATTCTAATAATAAACAAACTTTTTTAGAAAAAAGAGATACAAGTTTTATGGCTGAATATTATAATACTCCAAACACAGCTTCTGGAATACCTAAATATTATGGTAATTGGGATGCTAATTTTTGGGTAGTAGCACCCACACCAAATGCAACTAATTTAATAACTTTAGCTTATACAAAACAACCAGATTCAATAACAGTTTCACCAGGAAGTACACAAGGAACTTACACAAGTAATAAATATCAGGATTTACTTTTGTACGCTTGTCTGGTAGAAGCATATGGATACTTGAAAGGTCCTCCAGATATGTTACAATACTACGAAGGATCTTATAATAGAGCTTTACAATCGTATGCGATCGAACAACAAGGTCGAAGACGCCGGGATGAATGGGAAGATGGAACCATTCGTACTCCTCTTAAATCTGAATCACCATCATAATCTAAGGAGATAAAAAATGGCAAATATAGTACCTGACTCTTTTAAAACAGACCTACTTGGTGGCGTGTTTGATTTTGATTCATCTGGTGGATCAACTTTTAAACTTGCACTCTACAGTAATATTACTGGTTTTAGTACTTCAACAACTGCTTATACAACTTCCAATGAGGTTTCTTCATCTGGAACAAACTATACTGCAGGTGGAAATACTTTAACTAATAATGGTGTAGCGGTATCAAGTAATGTTGCATTCGTTGACTTTGCAGATTCTACTTTTAGTTCTGTAACGTTATCAGCAACAGGAGCACTGATTTATAAAGGTACAAGTAATGAAGCTGTATTAGTTTTAGATTTCGGCGGAACAAAAACTGCAACCAACGGTGATTTCGTTGTTCAGTTTCCAACTGCTGATTCTTCTAATGCTATCATTAGACTTGGCGACGCGTAATAATTAAAAGGAAATAGTAATGGCATTTGTACTCAACGATAGAGTTAAAGAAACATCTACTACGACAGGGACTGGTACGTTCAGTTTAGCCGGAGCAGAAGTTGGTTTTGAAACTTTTGTATCTGGTATTGGAACTACTAATAGTACCTTCTATGCAATATCAAATGATGGAACTGCAGAGTTTGAAGTTGGTACTGGAACTGTAACAGATGCATCACCTGATACTTTATCAAGAGACACTATTATTTCTTCGTCAAACTCCGATAACAAAGTAGATTTTTCTGCAGGAACTAAAACTGTATTTTGTACATATCCTGCAAAACGTGCGCCGTCTGCAAGTATGACAGCTACATCTTATGTAACAACACATGCTTCAACAATTTCTGATGTTCAAACAATGGACTCAGGAGTTTTAGCTGGACCAGTAACGGTTTCAGGTAATGTTACAGTAACAGGGACATTGGTAATTTTATAATGAGTCAAATAGAAGTAGATAAAGTAATACCACAGTCAGGAACTAATTTACAAATTGGTGAAGCTGGTGATACTATTAATTTAACTACTGCAACTGTAAATTTACCAACAGGTGTTGGTGGAACAGCATGGCAAGCAGTAAAAACTGCTAATTTTACTGCAGTAGCAGGTGAAGGTTATTTCGTAAATACAACAGGTAATGTTATTACAGCAACTTTACCCTCATCTGCAACTATTGGAAATGAGGTTTCAATAATAGATTATGCTGGAACAGCAGATACAAATAATATAACTATAGGAAGAAATGGACATAAGATTCAAGGTGCAGCATCAGACATGACAGTGTCGACAGAAAGAGCTGCTTTCACATTGGTTTATGTTGATGCAACACAAGGGTGGTTATTAAAGGACAAATAATATGGCTGATTATAAAGATTTAAGATACGCTGGATTCCCTGCAAGTTCAATTGCATCGGGAACCATATCAAATTCTCGTTTGAGTATAACAGAATTTGATGACAATAAAATTATTAATGATATTTCTACTCTAGCTATTAGACAAGCATCTAATGAAAACAAAGGTGCTTACAATACTAACTCAATGTATGTTGATGTATTTCAAGATAACACAGGTTATACTAATGGTGCAAACACAGTTAGAAGTTCAGACGAATATGTTTCTACACTTGCACCTGGTGCATTAAATGGTTCTTATACTGATTTTAGTTCTTCAAACTTTGGAAGTGTTGCGAACTGGGCTTGGAGTGGAAATAATTTAACAATTAATAGTACACCAGATAATGATGATGGAAAAACATCTAATACTGGAACATCTCCAATTTCATTTGGTGCTAATAAACCATTTAGATTTAGAGGTGGACCACATTATAATGATGCTGGTATTGGGCCATGGTTTGGATTAACCAGAACATCTGCTGATACAAGAGTTTTAAATATGGATGCTGCTGGAGAACTTTATTTTAATCTTACAACTGGTGTCGATAATAGAGGTTTTTATGCTTACGATAGTGGCAGCATGGGAAGAAAAGTTGCACAAGATTTTGGAAATAGTGGATATTATTTTGGGATTTCAAGAGGTACTGATGGAATAATTAAAGCATATTATAAAACTGGAAGTGCAGTCGATTTTTCAGAATCACCAGCATATACTTTTTCAACTGATTATTCTGCTAACACATATTATTTACTTTTAAGTAATACTGGTTCAAGACGAGGAGATATGGATAATATGCAGCATGACATAGGAACAGCTCCAAGTTTATCTGCAACAGGTAATTTTACTTGTCCAAACGTTACTGCGTCTTCATCAACTAGTAAAATGGGAGCAGTTATTACCTATCAAAATACAAGTGGAACAAACACATTAAACACAGACATAATTTTACAATTATCTGCAGATGGTGGAAGCAATTTTTCTACAGCTACACTTACAGCTATGCCAGATTTTGCTACTGGAATTAAAATGGCAAAAGTAAATGACTTAAATGTAACAGCAGGGACAAGTTTAAAGTTTAAAATACTTTTTGCAAATCAAGCTAGTGGAAGTAAAGAAGCTAGAATTAGAGGAGTATCATTACAATATTAATATGAGTGAAGTAAAAGTAAATAAAATTAGTCCAAGATCAGGGACAACTGTTACACTAGGAGATAGTGGAGATACTTTTACAGGTTCTCAAACTGTCGCAAACGCAGCATTACAAGGTTCAGGACAAATTACAATCAATGGTCAAGCAGTAGCGCTTGGTGGATCTATTACTTTAACAACTGAAACAAGACCAACTTTTACATCCATAACTCCAAGTGTAATTGAAAACACACAGACAACTTGTGTTATTGCGGGTGGTAACTTTGTATCAGTTCCATTAGTTACAGCAATTAATTCATCGACAGGTGCTAGAGTATCTGCTGATGAAGTAGCTTTTAATTCTGCAGCACAAATTACAGTAAAATTTACATTACCTGTAGATGGTACTTACATATTATATATTGAAAACCCAGATGGTAATGCAGTTCAAACAGGTGCTGTATTAACGGTTTCTGATGCACCAGCTTGGCAAACTGCAGCAGGGTCATTAGGAACTTTTGCTGGTGGAGAAAGTTTTGGTACAATTACATTAACAGCAACAAATTCAGTATCCATGGCAAAAACATCTGGAACATTTCCAGGTGGTATGACCTTGAACAGTGGGTCAGGTTCATCTACACTTACAGGAACGGAATCGGGTGCTACTGTTAACACAACATATACTTTTACAATACGTGCAACTGACGCTCAAGGACAGACTGCGGATCGTGAATTTACAATAACAATTAACTTAGGAGCAGGCGGATCCATGGGATTCAACTAGGATATTATTATGGCAAACACTAAATTAACAAGAACACCAGGCGGTTCAGGATCTAATACAACATGGACATTTAGTTGTTGGTTTAAAAAAACATCTATAGGAGCAGATACAGTTCCTTGGGCAACTGGATATACTTCTCCTCAAATTGATGAAGCTATGGTTAATATAGGTGCAGATGATCAACTAAGATTTAACATAGCTATTAATGATTCAACAGATGTAACAGTTAAATCTAAAAGAAAACTAAGAGATACAACAGCTTGGTATCATATAGTTGTTGCTTGCGACACTACACAGGCCACAGACTCCAATAGAGTGAAATTTTATATAAATGGAGAACTAGAAACAGTTTTTGAAAATACAGATTATCCAACTCAAGGACAATCTACTTTTTTTGGAGATTCTAATAAAACACATCAAATAGGAATACAACCTCGTACATCAAATTATTTACAAGGTGAACTGTCTCATGTTGCATTTGTAGATGGACAACAATTAGCACCAACTGTATTTGGGGAAACAGATTCAACTTCAGGTATTTGGAAATGGAAAGACATAACAGGTGTTACTTGGGGTACAAATGGTTTCTATTTAAAATTTGAAAACTCTGCAGCACTTGGTACAGATAGTTCAGGTCAATCAAATACATTTACAGTTGCTGGAAGTGCTACAAGAAATATAGATAATCCATCAGTAAACTATAATACGTTAAATGGAGTTTCAAATCCATCAAGTGGTTATACTTTATCTAATGCAAATACAGAATGCACTGTAAGTGGTCAAAGTTTTGTAAGAACATTTATTGCAAATACACTTTGTCCTGAAAGTGGTAAATGGTATTGGGAATCAAAATTAGTTACTTCTGGAGCTTCTGATAGGACATCTCTTGGTATTTGTTCAACTGAGGAAAATATAGGAACAGGAACTACTATACCACAAAATGAATGTAGTATCTGTACAGGATATTCAAGAATAAGATTTACAGTAGCAGGAAGTGTTACAGAAGTTGATAGTTTTTATACAGTCCCATCTGCAGGTGATATTTTTATGTATGCTTTAGATTTAGATAATACAAAATTTTATTTTGGTGTTAATGGAAATTGGTGGAATTATAATTCTGCACAAACAGGAGGTAATCCAACATCAGGTAGTGGCTATGTTACAAATAATGCAAGTATAATTCATGGTGCTATGTCGTTATTTATAAGAACACAAGCAGGAGCATCAGCAACAACATTTACCAATCAATTTAATTTTGGTAATGGATTTTTTGGTACTACGGCTATAACTTCTGCAGGTTCAAATGGTAATGGATCTTTATTTGAATATGATGTACCATCAGGATATTACGGATTAAATACAAAAAATATTAACACTTATGGATAACAAATAATATGGCATACTCAACAATTTCAAAACCTAGCTTACATTTTAACACTAACCTTTATACAGGTAATGGTAGTACACAACACAGTATTACAGGAGTAGGTTTTCAGCCAGATTGGACTTGGATTAAATCAAGAGATGATACTTATAACCATTTTGTATTTGATGCTGTTAGAGGTGTAGGAAAACAAATTTTCCCAAATTTAACTAATGCAGAATCTACAAATATGAATAATTTATATTCATTTAATACTGATGGATTTTCATTAGCACAATCTGGAAATGATGATGTTACAAATAAAAATAATTCTAATTTTGCATCATGGAACTGGAAAGCAAATGGTGCAGGAAGTGCTAATACAGATGGTGGAATAAATTCTACTGTTTCAGTTAATAATACTGCAGGATTTAGTATTGTTAAATATGGAACAGGTACAGGTTCAGCAACTACAGTAGGTCATGGATTAAATGCTAAACCTAATTTTATTATAGTAAAACCTTTAGGAACAATAACTACAGGTGGTTGGATTGTTGGTGGAGATAATATTGATAGTACATATAATAATGTATTAAATTTAGATGAATCATCAGCCAAAGCAAATGACCCATCTTTTAATGATACAGCACCTACTTCATCTGTTTTTAGTGTAGGAAATAACAATACAAATAGAAGTGGAGAAAATTATATAGCCTACTGCTTCGTAGAGAAAAAAGGCTATTCAAAATTTGGAAGCTACACAGGAAATGGAAATGCTGATGGAGCATTTATTTACACAGGATTTAAACCTGCTTGGGTTCTTGTAAAATGTACATCTACATCAGCAGATTGGGAACTTTCGGATAATAAAAGAACTACTTCTGGTGGTAATGTTATTGATAAAGAAGTAAGACCAAATACTTCTGCTGCTGAAACAGGTGGAACTGATGGACGATATATAGATTATTATTCTAATGGTTTTAAATTAACACAAGGTTTTGGTAATTGGAATGCTGATGGAGAAACATACATCTACATAGCGTTTGCAGAAGAACCTCTTGTAGCTAACGTAGGATCAAGTATACCGGCAACGGCTAGATAATTATGAGTAGTATATTAAAAGTAAATACAATTAGACCTGAATCTGGAACAACAATAACTATTGGTGCAGATGGTGAATCTATTGTTAATAATAGCCCGTCTCTTACACGTCAAGGAACCTCAGCTAATCCTATTACTTTTACTGTAACTGTAGCTGCAAAAACTTCAGCAAATGTTTATAATGGTGCAGGTAGTTCTAATGCTTATTTTATAGATGGTCAACAAGCTCCTAGTATTTTAGTAGAAGGTAATGAATCTTCTTCATATGAATATTATTATAAATTTGATCAATCAGATAATTCTAACTCAGGACATCCTTTATTATTTTATTTAGATGCAGCTAAAGGACAATCTTTTACAACAAATGTAACAACTAATGGTACACCAGGTTCTTCAGGAGCTTACACACAAATTAAAGTAGGAGGTTATACTCCACATGTTTTATATTACCAATGTAGTAATCATGCCTTTATGGGTAACAAACTTATTAACCCAGCTACAAAAACATTTAATCTTAGTGGAGCTGCAATAACTTTACCAACAGGTACAGGTAATGCAGATCAAGTTATAAAAGTTGCAAGTACATCTAATGGTATTTCAACTTTAACTTTTGGATCAAGTGTAACTTTTCCAACTATAAGTTCTATTAGTCCAACTGTTATTGAAAACACGCAAACAGCTGTAACTATTACAGGAACTAACTTTCAATCAATACCTACAGTTGATGCAATCAATTCTTCAACAGGTGCAATTACTACTGCAGACAGTGTTGCATTTACAAATGCAACAACTATTGTTGCAACATTTACTTTATCAGTAGATGGTACTTATTATTTAAGAGCAGAGAACAATGATGGTTTAGCTGTAAGATCAACTAACGCATTGTTAACTGTATCAGATGCACCTGCATGGACAACTGCTGCAGGCAGTTTAGGAACAGTGGCCGCTGCGGGAACTATCAACTTTACAGTAGCTGCAACAAATGCTACAACTTTTGGAGTACAATCTGGATCACTTCCAGGAGGTGCAAGTTTAAATACAAGTACTGGTGCAATCACTGGTACTGAATCAGGCTCAACGCAAGCGACTACTTATACATTTACAATAAGAGCAACAGATGCGCAAGGCCAAACAGCGGACCGTCAGTTTACAATTACAGTATCTCACGGAGCATCAGGTGGAGGACAATTTAACTAATGGCTAGTACATATTTAACAAGAACATCAACAGCAGGTAATAGACAAAAATTTACTACATCTTTTTGGTTTAAGTTAGCAAAAGCAGATAGTACAAGAATGTCATTCTTTTCTGCTCATGAAACTACAGATGGTAATGAATTGAGTTATATGAGAGTTGATGATAAAATTTGGATAAGAGAAGCACATAGTAATACTTCTGATTTACTTTTAGAAACTAATAGATTATTTAGAGATGTTAATGCTTGGTATCATATAGTTTTTACTGTTGATACAACACAAGCAACAGATACAAATAGAGTTAAAATGTATGTTAATGGTGTTCAAGAAACTTCATTTGCAAATGCAACTTATCCAAGTCAAAACTATAATACAAGATGGAACGAAAGTGGAAATCTTATGCAAATTGGTAGAAATGTATCTGCTTATACTTATTATTTTGATGGTTCAATGAGCCATTTTCATCATTGTGATGGTTATGCTTATTCTCCAAGTGATTTTGGAGAAACAGATGCAACAACTGGGGAATGGAAAATTAAAACTAATCCTAGTGTATCTTATGGAAACAATGGTTTCTTTATTTTAAAAGATGGTAATTCAGTAACAGACCAATCTGGTAATAGTAATAACTTTACAGTTGCAGGTGGTACACTTACAAAAACAGAAGATAATCCAAGCAATGTTTTTGCTACATTAAATCCTTTACATACTACAGGAATTACAGGTAACTATTTTCTTTCTTTAGGAAATTTAAGACAAAATGTTACTGATAATGATGGTCATAGAGAAACTGGATTTACTTTACATCCAAAAGGATTAAAAGGTTATTTTGAAGTAAAATGTACTGTTGACCCTAATTTTCATTTAGGTTTACAAAATGTAGCTTCTGCATTAGGTAAAACAAACTATTACACACTAGCATCACCAAATTATTATTATATGCAGGCAAGTAATCCAGTTAAAATAAGTTATGCTAATGGTGGTAGTTCAGCAAATCATATTGCTGATTATTTTAGTCAAATTTCAGTAGGAGATATTATTGGTTGTGCTTTTGATTTTACTGGAACAAATAAAAATGTTTGGTTTCATAAAAACGGTACTTATGGATCAAGTGGTGGGTATGTAGGTAATCCTGCAAATGGAACATATCCTGCAATGAGTTCTACACAACTAACAGCAGATGAATATGAATTTATAATTTCTCCTAATACTGGTTCTGGGAATGGTCAACTTGATTTTAACTTCGGAAATGGCTACTTCGGAACTACAGCAGTATCTTCTGCAGGAACTAATGCTAGTAATAATGGAATTTTCGAGTATGATGTACCAAGCGGCTTTACAGCTTTATCAACAAAAGGATTAAACTTATAATGGCATACACAACAATTAATAAATCTACAGATTATTTTAATACTAAACTTTATACCGGTAATGGTTCAACAAATGCTATTACAGGAGTAGGGTTTCAGCCTGATTGGGTTTGGATTAAAGATAGAGATACATCACAACACAATAGACTTGCAGATGCGGTCAGAGGAGTAAAGAAAAATTTAAAATCAGATGCAACAGATGCAGAGAATACTACTGATTCTAACGATGGTATGGCAAGTTTTGATAGCGATGGTTTTACTTTGACAGCAGATAATGATGATCATGGTTACAATGCTAATGGCTCATCTCAAGTTTCTTGGAACTGGAAAGCAAATGGTGCAGGTTCAGCTAATACAGATGGTTCTATAAACTCAACTGTTAGTGTTAATAGTGCAGCAGGATTTTCAATAGTTAAATATGTTGGTAATGGAGCAACATCTGCAACTGTAGGTCATGGATTAGGTGTTGTACCATCAATGATTATTTTTAAAAATTTAGAGACAAGTGTTAATTGGTTAGTTTATCATAAATCACTTGGTAATACTCATGGATTATATTTAAATGGTACTGATGCAAAAGCAGATAATGTTGATTTCTTTTACGATACTTCTCCAACTAGTTCTGTGTGGACAATGAGTAATTCAACATTAAATAATCAAGGAAGTAGAAATCACATAGCCTACTGCTTCACAGAAAAAACTGGTTATAGCAAGTTTGGTTCTTATGTTGGTAATGGAAATGCTGATGGAACATTTGTTTATACAGGATTTAAACCTGCTTGGGTTATGGTAAAAAATACAAACAATGCATCAGCAGATTGGACTATGTTTGATGTAAAAAGAAGTACAAATAATATTATGGATAAAAGATTGAGAGCAAATTTAGCTAATGCTGAAGATGCTCCATTAGGTTTTATTGATTTTACATCAAATGGTTTTAAATGGAGAACTGATAGTTTTGCAGTAAATGGTTCTGGTAATACTCATGTATTTATGGCATTTGCCGAAGCACCCCTAGTTGGCAGTAATAATATTCCGGCGACGGCAAGGTAGCCCGCCATGTACTTTGGCGCAACACCTTTCGCCTCAGCTGCATTTTCAGATGTAGGCTTTAATCCCAACGCATTCGTCAATGTCCTTGGTTCAAGAATCAATGAGTCTACAGGTAATCCAACAATCATTGCAAACGCTTTAGTATTACCAACAGGTAGTAGATTAAATACTACAATTGGTAATGTTGAAATTAATGTAAATCAAACTGTATCTCCAACAGGTCAAAGATTAAATTTCTCTACAGGTTCTGTCACTGTTTCAGCAGCAGCTAACTTTGGTGTTACTGGCAATGGTTATGAAATTGATACAGGAATAGCTAAAGCTATTGATGTAGTAGGTGTATCCGGTAACAGATTAAATTTAGATACAGGATCAGTTGCAACTATTGGTAAAGCAACAATCATTCCAACAGGATCAAGAATCAATGAGGCTACTGGTACAGTTACACTTGCATTTAAATACAATGTAACAGGATCAAGAATCAATGCAGATACTGGC